ATGGAGACTTCTACAACTATCGTTGGCAAGCAGGAAAGCGTCTTGGAACAGTAGCGGTTCTGAAACGCCTTAAAGAATTCCACGATGATTACAAATCCGCAGAAGAAGCCACCACTTATGGTGTCGAACTGCCTGACTCACGCACCCTCATCAGACGAGCAGCGATGTACAGGGTGGGAAAATAGGAACCCTTGAACATACTTGTAGCACTAGAAGGCGTACTTTGTTCGGAACAGAAAACACCTAACCGAACAGGGGTTTTGTTTTATTACTGGCTGGCTGCCAATAACCGCGTTGCTCTTTTAACTTCGTGGGACAAAAAGGATGCTGAATTTTGGTTGATGTCCAACGGCATCATTGACTATGCAGAACTTATCGATGATTCGTATGCTCTTTTGGGAGAAGATTTATCCAGAAGACAAATCACCATAGCACGGTCTAGACAGCCAATTGAACTTCTTTTGACCGCAGACCCTTCCTTAGCAGCGTGGGCATTTGAGCAGGGGATTCCTTCTTTAGTGTTTGCCCACCCAGATTCCATAGGAATTGCTAACCGTCCAGGCATGAGAGCCTGGGGAGAAATAGAAGAAGCGATTACCAAAAAGCACATTAAACGTTCTTTAGATGTCCAAAAAGAACATTCAATGTTTACGGACTAGCCATGCAAATTGTCTTTGGCGGAGCAGAAGTCGGAAGCAATCGGACACTCCTAGAATCTATGGGAGTCACCCGTATGGCTTTGTCTTTTTACGCCCTAAAGAAGCGAGGGTTACCCAAAACGAAGTTATGGCTGGCTTCAGAACACTTCACCAGTGATACCCGTCTGGTTTTAGATTCTGGCATTGCCCAGGCAGAGCGTGATGGGCTCTCAAAAGAAGAACTAATGTCTTTAGGGGCTGAATACCAAGAATTTGTCGCCAACAACCTGGACTTCATCTGGGCATTTATTGAGCCAGACTCCCAAGTCTTGGGGCTAGATTGGGTGCTTCAGGAGCGTGCCTCCTACGAGCACGACCCTAAACTTTGGGTGGTATGGCACGAGTCCTACGGCATTCAGAGCCTCAGAGACTGGTCTAAGAGGCACTCTAACATCGCCATACCTCACGAGACCATCGAGGCTGTAACCAGCCTTGCAGGGCTTACAAGGGCTATCGTAGCCCAGCAGGACGTAGCCTTTCATGGGCTAGGCTGTGCCAAGCCTGATAACCTCCGTCAGATACCCTTCACAACCGCTACAACCCTCTCATGGCTCTCGCCAATGCGTCGGGGGGAAACAATTATTTGGGATGGAACGAAGGTCGTTCGATACCCCAAGAAGATGCTGGAGCAAGCCCGCAGACGTTACTCGTCAGTAATCTCTAAAGAAGGTTTGGACTTCAACAAGTTCTTAAGCAACGATGGCGTAGAGTCAGCCAAAGTCGCCGTATGGTCGTACAAGCAATTGGAGAAATCAATGGACAAGAAACGCCCTGACCTTCACGTTATCAAGGGTCAAAACAATGACCTATTATCTGATAACAGCGATACCCCCCTACTATCGGGTTTAGGGGAAATAGGGGAGTACCTTTCTGATAACAGCGACCTTGAGATGCGGAAAAATTCTGAGGTAGAAGAGCCAAAAAAGGTCATAGAAAGAGACCCAAACGAGGTCACAAGCCTCCCTGTTTTTGGGTACAAAATGAAGACCGTTGTCGAGACAGATGACGATGGAAACGATGTCCTAAAAGACGTTCCAATGGTTCAAAGTACTGGCGTTTCCCTACGCCAATGTGACACTTGTTTCGTCGCTTCTAACTGTCCAGCCTTCAAACCGCAGAACACTTGTGCCTTTAATTTGCCAGTTGAGGTAAAGAACAAAGACCAACTAAAAGCCCTATTAAATGCTGTTATTGAGATGCAGGGAGCAAGAGTTGCGTTTTCTAGGTTCGCTGAAGAACTTAACGGTGGCTACCCTGACCCTAATACTTCCCAAGAAATTGACCGCCTTTTTAAGTTGGTCAAGGGCATGAAGGAGTTGGAAGAGAACCGAGAATTCATTAGGATTACAGCCGAACGACAGTCGTCGGGAGGAGTGCTTTCAGCCATTTTTGGTGACAGAGCACAGGCTCTAAAAGACCTTCCAAATGGGGGTTTGAACGAAGCAGAAACCACCAAAATCATTCAGCAAGGCATCGAATAATTATCTGATAACAGTAAGTGGAGGAGGGTGGAACAAGGTGGGAGCAAGTGGAGCACTGTTGTCAGGTGCATACCACTCCAATATCTGCTTTGATACGTCTTCTTCTTTTCCAAAAATCCAACCCGAAAGGTTTACCAAGTGTCCTTATTTTCATTCCGTTTATCCGAAGAATTCGTCTCAGGCTTTCGTTCCAAGAAGCCTCCTTTTGGCTACAGAGATGCTGCTGGCAACTCAGTCGGGGAGATTACTTTCTTAAGAACTTACAGCCGTCTTAAAGAGGACGGAACTAAGGAGACTTGGGCTGATGTCTGTGAGCGTGTCATCAACGGCATGTACTCCCTTCAGAAAGACCACGCCAAATCCCAACGCCTCCCATGGAACGACGCTAAGGCACAGGCTTCGGCTAAAGAAGCCTACGAACGTCTTTTTGAATTGAAGTGGACACCACCTGGACGTGGGTTGTGGGTAATGGGAACTCCCCTAGTAAACGAACAGCGTAACTCCGCAGCATTACAGAACTGTGCATTTGTTTCCACAAACGAGATGACCAAACTCAATCCTGCCAAGCCATTTGCCTTCCTCATGGAAGCGTCGATGTTGGGTGTTGGAGTTGGGTTTGATGACAAGGGTGCTGACAAGGAATTCACAATTTACGAACCTTCAAAAGAAGACACGAACTGTCAGACATACGAAATCCCTGACACCCGAGAAGGCTGGGTCGAGTCAGTTGTTCTTTTGCTTAACTCCTACCTCAAGGCAGAACAACCTTGCTGGAATTTCGACTACTCCTTGATTCGCCCTGCAGGTTCGCCTATAAAAATTTTCGGAGGAACGGCAGCAGGACATGAGCCCCTAAAGAAGTTACACGACCACATTCACAAACTCTTTGCGGGACGTTCTGGAGAAAAAGTTACGAGAAAAGACCTTGCTGACATTGGAAACCTCATTGGTGTCTGTGTTGTATCAGGCAACGTCCGTCGCTCTGCAGAACTTCTTATTGGTCGCATTGATGATGAAGACTTCCTTAACCTCAAGAACGCAGAGGTTTATCCTGAACGTAACTCTTATGACCCAAAGAATCCTGGGTGGGCTTGGATGTCAAACAACTCTGTAGAAGCAAAGGTTGGCTCTGACTTCTCAAAGATTATCGACGGCATTGTTCGTAATGGTGAGCCTGGAGTTGTGTGGATGGACGTATCACGAAAGTACGGTCGTCTTATTGACCCACCAAATAACAAAGACTGGCGTGTGGCTGGTTACAACCCTTGTGCAGAACAAAGCCTTGAGTCTTTTGAGTGCTGTACTTTGGTAGAGACTTATCTCAATCGCCATGATTCTTTAGAAGACTTCAAAAGAACTTTAAAGTTTGCTTACCTATACGCAAAGACTGTAACGCTTCTTCCTACGCATTGGGAAGAGACAAACGCAATCATGCAACGCAATCGTCGTATTGGAACTTCCATTTCAGGCATCGCAAACTTCGCTGACAACAACGGCTGGACTACGCTTCGTGACTGGCTTAACGAAGGCTACGCAACAGTTAAGGCTTATGACGAGTCTTACTCTGAATGGCTTGGCATTCGTCAGTCAATCAAGATGACAACAGTTAAGCCTTCAGGAACAGTTTCAATTCTTGCTGGTGAATCTCCAGGAGTGCATTGGGCTTCAGGTGGTAAGTTCTTTAACAGAGCAATCCGCTTTGCAAACTCTGACCCAATGCTTCCGCTTTTCAAGATGGCTAACTACAGAGTTGAACCTGCTTCTGAATCTCCTGAAACAACTTCTGTTGTCTTCTTCCCAATCGAGACAGAAGCAAAGCGTGCTGAAAAAGAAGTTTCAGTTCATGAGAAGGTTGCTCTTGCTGTAGTCACTCAGCGTTACTGGTCAGATAACTCTGTATCTGTAACTGTGACTTTCGACCCTGAGAAGGAAGCAGATTCTATTGCTTCAATCCTTCACATGCACGACGGTCAGTTAAAGACGATTAGTTTCTTGCCTATGGGAAATACTGTTTATCCTCAAATGCCTTACACACAGATTACTCCTGAAGAGTATGAAGAGGGCAAGATGACTTTGTTCCCAATCGACTTTAGTGGTGTCTACGCAGGAATGGCTTCCGATGCAATCGGTGAGGCTTACTGTACGACTGACGCTTGTGAAGTGAAGTTGATTAAAGACAATCAGTCCTGATACGCTTTAAATCCTTGTGGAAGGCGAGAAGCCCCTGCTTATTTCTGGTTAGCAGGGGCTTCTTCTGTTTTAAGACTTAGGTGGATTACGCCTATGCTTCTTGGCTAATTGTTCTGCTTGGCGTTGTGCAGTTGTTTGTTCTTTAACCTTTTGTGCTTGCTCACGTTGCTTTGCTTGTTCTACAGACTGTGCAGGATTTCCCATATTCTCTCTGCGAATTGCTGTGACAATCTTCTTGCGGTCAGGGCTTGTTACTACACGAATGACATGCTCTGCATTGTCGGGGTCTCTTACGTCATGAACGAGATTTCCATTAGGGGCTTTAGTTACACGCCCTGAAGTCAAAGCAAGTTTTACGTGGTTCCAAGTGACGTTACGTTCGAAAGAACGCTCACCTGCGTGTCGTGAAGCACCAATATCAGCCATTCCAAAATGATACAAAAAAAGCCCCGATAGCACGTGGCTATCGGGGCTTTAATTATTTGCCTAGTCGCTTTTTGGCTTCGTCGGCTTTGATACTCATGTATCCAGTCTTCTTTTTGTTCATGCTTCCAGGGGTTTTGAATCCTGTTCCCTTTGGCATGTTTGCCTTACGAATTTCTAAGGCTGCCTGAATCTTGTCTAGATGTTTTCCCATACTTGCACCTCCTTGTTTTATCTTAGCAAACAAAAGCCTCTCCAACCACCAACGGAGGAGAGGCTTTTGCTTGGGTTTAGTTTATTACTTTGGAAACTTCTTTAGCCATTCTTTTGCTCGGGGGGTCATACCCTTCCAAGCCGACCAATCAGTTCCGCCCTTGCTCATGTAATAAGCAATTTGGGCATTTGTCACAGGGTCTAACAACAGCGCATTAGATACCATGCCGAACTTCTCTCTGCGTGCATCTCCGACTTCTTCAATCATATTGATTTGAAAGATTCCGTAAGAGTTGTCTCCTGTCTTCTCGTTGCCGTTGTAGGCATGAGAGCGACAGTTGCTTTCACGCATGACGATAGCCCATGCTTGTGCTAAGGCTTTGCCTTTAAACCCAACTTCTTTTAAAAGCCCTTTGCATTCTAAGTGAGAGAGTTTTACCTTGTTACGGTACTTCTCTAACCTTTCTGCTGAGGCTTTTATCTTTAGTTGTTTCTCGACTGGGGATTGGGAAAGCAGGACTGGCTGTACTACCTTCTCTTGAAGCACAACAGGCTCTAGTGCTTTAGCGACTGCAAAACCGCTAAGGAACAACGAACCTGCTATAAGTGCACTTACTACAGTTACTACTTTTTTTCCGCGTTTTGTTAGTTTCATAGTTTCTCACCTTTCCCCAACAGATATTCGTCTGCAAGTTCCCCTGCTTTCGACTGTTGGTGACGGATACGGTGTAAATACCGCTCCGTTGTTGTGATTGACTGATGACCTAGACGCTCTTTGACTTCGTGCACATCAACCCCACGCTTCAAAAGAAGTGTGGCATTGGCATGTCGTAAGTCGTGCGTTCTTGGATACCAACCAATACCTGACTTTTCTATGGCATCGTTCCAAGTGGCTCTCCACCTTTCACGACTTAAATGACCCGAGAAGTTGCTTCTAGAGACACCTCTGCCCTTTGATTTGTCCTTTCTGTATTGTTTACGGTACTTGTTGACCGCTTGTTTACACAGGTCGCACCTACACCCACCGACGTTATATGAGTACGGAGTTGCATGTCGGAAGACTTTGCTCCCAACGGTGTAGTTCGATTCAGTCCTTTCTGTCAGACTTCCTGATACCAATAGTTTAACACTATGGGTAACAGTCTCCCTAGAAAAGATGAGTTCATTTGTGGTCAGTTTGTGCGTAGATATGAATTTTTGTAACGAATTTAACAATTTGCTACTTAGAACGATAGTTCTTTTGTGATTATTTTTTGTAGTCGGAACAACGAGATAACGAGAACCATTGTTGTGCTGACTACCTACGTCACTTACTGTTCTGCGGACAGAAACTTCTTTAGACTTAAAGTTAATGTCTTTTACTCTTAGTTCCGTTGCTTCTCCAAAGCGACAACCACTAGCAATCAGAAACTCAGCGAAGAGTCGAGCACCTTCTGTAGGTAAGTGCTTAAGTATCTTCTTAAAGTCGTCAGGCTCTAGGTTGGTGAATGGGTCTGCATGGGGCACTTTGACCTTAACGCCATGCGTAGGGTTGCTTGGCATTTGGTCATCGTCTACGAGTGGACGAAACGCAGAGCCCAAAGCAATCTTTACATGGGCAACTGTCGATGGGCTTACACCTTCTTTAAGAAGTTTCTCAAAAAGACTACGCACATCACGTTTCGTTATGGTAGTTACTTGTCTGTGTCCTAAAGAAGGAACAACATACTTCTTTAAGGACACAGCATAAGTTTTGCGGGTACTTATACGAACATCTGTTCTAGAGAGCCAATCTTTTAAATAGGCTTCTAGAGTTGTTCGCAATTCAGGGTTATCCGAGACGATACCTTCTTCAGCAAGAAGTGCAGAGTTCAAGGCTTTGGCTCTTGAGCCAAAAGTTCCTGCACTCCTAGTCTTGCCAAGACTGTCTTTGTAATAACCTGTGTAGCGTTTGTTTCTAGCAACGACGTAAGCCATTGGCTCTCCTCTCTCTTAGTTCTTTAGTCTTGCGTTGGCTCTTTCTGTTTACGTGTCAGGGTTCTCCTGTCCTTAAGCCAAGCGTCAATAGTTTCTTCAGACCAAACAGGCGTTCGGCTAAAGTAGTTATCGGGCTTTGGCATTCCATTCAACCCTCTATGGGCATAGTTCTTTAACGTGTGGTAACTAAGTCCAGTCTTATTAGCGATGTCCTTAGTCGTTAACCATGTTGCCATGTCTTGCTCCTTTCCTGTAGTAGTCACATCTTACCTAATTCAGCCTTAGCCACAAGAATCTCGGTTTGAGCCTGAATCATCTTGGTTAGGGCATCTGCGGACGTTGTTATCCCAAAGGTAAACGTGAGTAAATCAGTCATCTGTGGGGGCATGTAACCTTTGTTAATCAGGCTACGGAATAGTTCTCCCTGCATTTGTGTGACCTCCGCAAGCATACGAAGACCTTCGGCGTAGTGAACCTCTAGTTCATTGTTCTTATCAGACGGCATTCATTTCCTCCTCGCTTTCGAATTCACGCTGTTGTGCACCAGCGTAACCCGAATCGTTTGTAATTAATCTTCCTTCACGCCATGTGAAAGGAGTTGTCTGTCCTTCAGGCAATACCCAAAGATGATACTGATTTGCTCCGTCAACCAGTTGAGACTGCGGTGGAAAGATTTCTACCGCTTCTCTTTCGCCACCTGCTAGTTCATTCTTTATGCGTTGCAAGTGTCGCCAATCCCGAATTGCTTTGCGGTCTTGACGGCGTATGGATAACCAAAGTGCACCTTCTTTAAGTTCTTTTACGTGAACCACGTAAAACTTATTTATCCATACAGTCTCTCCCTCATCGAGAGTGACCTTCTCTTTTGTTTCAGAGTTGTAATGCGTATCTGCTTTAATGAATTTATCCCATGTAGGTTGAGTCATAGTGATACCACCTTCCATTCTCCGTTGTTGAACCCGACGAACAATTGTTCTTCAGGATAAAGCCAAAAGAAGATTTCATCGTCTTTTGGGTGTTGGGCTAGTTTGTTAGACCACCCGTCAGGAATAATTCCAAAAGAAACCTCATGCTTCTGTTGGCTTGGGTCATCGTTCCAAACGATAGTTGCTTCTATAACTTGAATTGCTGGTGCGGTTATTGTCATGCGACTTCCTCCTTGTCTCCGATTTTGTAACCTCTCATCTCTAATAAGCATTCAAGAATCTCCCAACCTTCTTCAGTTGAGCGTTCATTGAGTCCTCTTCCAACCTGACGTAGTGCTTCTACTGCGTCATCGGCAGAAAGATTTGGGCATAAAGACATAACGTCTTCATAACTCCACACGATGTAGACCTTGTTTTC